GCACACCTGGTGCCATAGCATGATACCATTGTATTTCTTGCCAGGGTATTTTGTTTAGTCTGCCATAACTGATGTCACCACCGTTAGTATACCAACCATACCACAATGCCCATAATAAAACCGCACTGGCGGCGGCCCACATGGTTTTCCAATTAAATCTTTCTTGATTACTGGCTATCCAAGTACCCAGTGTTTGAACTGAGTCGTTTGCGATCACTGAGTAGGCAGCTAACAAAAAACCTACTAGAGTCCACAGCGTTAGTGCATCCATTGTAATTGATCTCCTCTAGTCAAAGTATTTACAAATTTATGTGTTATTTTATATTACAGTTGTGTTACAGTCAATGAGGTAGGAATATTCTTGCGGAAGGGTAATCACCTGTGATGACACTGGTGCTGTTGCGTATGGATTCTGGGAAGTAATCATCTAGAGCAACAGGTGTAAACTTGTAGCGTTCATCTGTTTGTATAATGCCATGCCCTTTGCGTATGCTTTCTTCAACATCCAATTGGTTTAGTATCCACGGATCGTTGGTTTCATCATGTGCAAAACTGGCAATTTTTTGTTTGGCAAAATCTTCATTGCCAAAATATGTAAAGTGCCATCCTGCATGTTCTATCATTTCCACATTAGCGTCTTTGTGGTTATATGGAAAGCCTTGCAGTTGATGTCTTGCTCGTCTAAAGTCTTCTGGGTTGTCCAACAGTTTCTTCCTACATGCACTGCTCCATACCACATAGTTGTCCTGATTGGTAAGCATGTAGTTGAACCTAAAATTAAACAAGGGCATTCTAAATGGCCATATGCTGGCACTGCTTGCTCTTAGTCTGGCTATGGTTTCAGTTCTGGGTATTTCATCTATATCGCTTACTATGATTATATCGTTGTCGTCTGCATCTTCTACACCTTTTAATATAGCGTTACGCTGATGTCTTTCCCTGCCCCATGTGTCTGTATCGTCGGGCATGTCAGTAACAGGATAGTAGATGATTTTATCTGCCCATTGTGCAAAACGTTCCCGATTGTTGTGATACAACAATTCTTTAGATTGGTTTTGGAATGTTCTGTTGGCTTCTACTAGTACAAAGTAATCTACATGATCATATAGTTCACGTAGCCTGTGTTCAAGAAGCTCAAACTCATTGAAAAAGGTGAAACTGTCGTATATTTTCATAGCAATACTTAGTATAATAAATATTCTTACAAATGATTTTCAAGGACACTATATGCCACACGCAGTAGCGACGCTATATGATGACAATTATCGCGACCTCGCTGAACTAACAAATGAACCCAAAATAGAATACTGTGAACGCTACGGTTACAAGTTCTTCGAACTAACCGAAATGAAGTACAGCAAGATCACAGGCTTCAACAAAATACATTATACACTAGAACTTTTTAAATTGCATCCTGACATTGACTGGTTGTTGTTTTGTGAGTGTGATGCAATGATTACCAACCTTACTATCCCAATTGACGAAAAAGCGGATAATGATTACCATGTTGTTGTTCCTGTGGACAGGCTGAATCTAAACACTGGTAATTTTCTGGTACGCAACACAGAACAAGGTCGTGCATACTTGCAAATGATCATAGACAAAGAGCCAGACTATATATTGGTAGAATGGGCAGAACAACAAGTTGTGATTGATACCATTGATGAATACCAGGACATTGTTAAAATTGTTCCGCAAAGGTATATGAACAGTTACGAGCCAGAAATTTATGATTACTGTGATGCCAGCAAGGACATTATGGGCAACTCAGGTGCATGGGAACAGGGTGATTGGATAGTACACTGGCCCGGCACTTACAAAAACGTTAGACTCAAAAGAGCAGAGCGAGTTGGTAGACAAATAATCAGATGAAGATTTACGTCACAGGTGCTACTGGATTCGTAGGTTTGAATTTGGTAGATTATTTCTATACCAGAGGACATGCTGTTACACTGCATGTTCGTACTGAAGATATCACAGCACAGTTGCAAAGTTTCCAGCCAGATGTTATAATAAACTGTGCGGCAGAGATATATGATGCTGACAAGATGTTTGAACCAAACATCATGCTTACATACAAGATACTTGAGTATGTGAGAGATGCAAAGTGTCGCATGGTACAGATTGGCAGTAGCAGTGAATATGGTCCAACAGAATATGCAACAGCAGAAGACACACTGCTGAAGCCAGTGGACTTTTATCAAGGCACAAAGGCCGCGGCTACAATGATGTGCCAAGGTTGGGCAAGAGCGCACAATTTAAAGATTTACATAGCCAGGCCTTACAGTGTTTATGGACCAGGTGAAAGACCACATAGACTGTTCCCACACTTGTGGAGAGCATTCAAGTACGATGAGCCCATGAACTTATACGAAGGCTATCATGACTTTATCTACATACATGATTTTTGTCGTGGTATAGAAATGCTAACACAAGACAACATTGCACCAGGAGAAATTTACAATTTTGGTAGCGGAGTGCAGGTAAGCAACAAAGAAGTATTGCAGTTGTTTGAAAAAGTAACAAAGAAAACAGCACCAGTAACAGAAGTATTTGAAATTAGGAAAGCATTCGAAAGTAAACTGTGGGTGTGCGATACCAGCAAGTCCAAGCAGTTGGGATTCGAATGTAACTATTCATTAGAAGAAGGTATAATATATTTTTTAACCAAGGCACATTATGAGAGAACATCAACTAACAACAAGTAAGAATAATCAAATAAAAGTAGTTGCAGAATCCAAGGAAGCAGTGGCACATTTTGCTGATCCGGAGAATCATGTAGGTACAATCCTTAGGCAGATTAACGAAGAACGCATGTACGATCCAATATTTGCAGATGGTGAAGACATGACTGTGTTGGACTTAGGTGCTAACGTAGGACTGTTTAGTTTATATGCCGCAGACAGTTGCGAACGTGTAGTTGCTGTGGAAGCAGTACCCAGCACATTTAGAATTGCACAAGAAGTTACCAAAGATGCCAAGCAAATTGAAATGCATCAGTATGCTATCAGCAACAACGATGCAGATGTAAGTTTTTACCTAAACGAAAACTCCACAACAAACAGTTTAGTGAGTCACCAAGGCGATGAAATTACCGTGCCAGGGATCACTGTTGCAAGTTTGCTTGAAAAACTTGGGATTGATCATGTTGACTTTGTTAAGTGTGATATTGAAGGGTCAGAAGCAATTGCACTAACTGAAGAAACAGTGGGTGCTGTAGCAGACAAGATTGACTTTTGGTTTGTTGAAGTACATCAGACCAATAACGGAGAAGTACCGTGGCCAGGTAATTTGGAAATGAACAGACAACAATTAAAAACTGTGTTTGAAAACTGTGGTTACACAGTTGAACCAGTTATACACGACCAATTATACGCATTCAAAGCATGACCGAACTAGAACGTAGACTAATAGACGTAACCTATCAAGAAAAACTTAGTCACCTAAGCAGTACGCTTAGTGCATTGCCGATCATTGAAGAAATATATCATCATCGCAATGATGACGAAGTTTTTATACTGAGCAATGGCCACGCCGGACTTGCACTGTACGTAGTTCTCGAGAAATACTACGGAGTTGACCCCGTAGACATGTTGCATAAACATGGTATCCATCCGGGTAGAGATCTTGAAAATCATTTGTACTGTAGTACAGGCAGTCTCGGCAGTGGTCTCCCTATTGCACTTGGGCATGCACTGGCAACACCTGAAAAGCGTGTATGGTGCATGATCAGCGACGGTGAAGCCGCTGAAGGTAGCATATGGGAAAGTCTACGTTATATCACAGACAACAAGGTCAACAACATAGAAGTTTATGCAAACATAAACGGTATGGGTGCATACGATCCTGTCGACTCTACAACACTGATCAATAGATTAAGAGCTTTTATGCCACGTATTAGAATAAGACAGAGTGAATTACCCGATTGGTCATTTGCTAAAGATTTACTCACACACTATTACGTTCTCAAAGAACAAGACTACAAGGAGTTGATCAATGAGGCGTGAAGCGGCTGACTTGTTGTTAAGCAGTATGGTTGACTCCGAACATGTACGTGTTGTTACTGCTGACTTGGGATTTGGTGTATTAGATCAAGTACGTGCGGCATTTCCAGAACGTTTTTACAATGTCGGAGCCGCAGAGTTTACCATGGCTGGTGTAGCAGTTGGAATGGCCAACGAAGGTGTAATACCTGTGTGCTACAGCATGAGCAGTTTTTTGCTGTACAGACCATTTGAGTTGTTGCGCAACTATGTTAATCACGAACGTATCCCTGTTAAGTTAATTGGTAGCGGGCGTGATTATGATTACAGCCATGATGGTGTAAGCCATTGGGCACACGACGACGAACAGGTGTTGGCAGCATTGCCTAATATCAAACTGTACAAACCAGATACAGTAGAAGATTTAGAAAACATATGGCAGGAGTTCTTGTTTAGTACAGAACCTGCATACTTGAATTTAAGAAGAAAAATATGAGTACAAAAGTTGTTTATGTTACAGGCTGTTTAGGCTTTATTGGATATCATGTTGCACAACACTGCCTAAGCAAAGGTTGGTATGTGCGTGGTATTGACAAAGTCACGTATGCCGCAAATGAAGACTTGCTTGCAGATCTTGAAACAAATAATCGTTTTGTATTCGAACGCAAAGACATTAATGACATAGACTTTTTGTACGATTGTGATTATATTATCAATACAGCCGCTGAAACACATGTAGATAATAGTATAGTAAGTAGTGATGTATTTTTGCGCAGTAATGTTAACGGAGTGCATCATTTATTGAACTTAATTAAAGAAAAACACCGGTTTAAGATGCCTACACTGCTACACTTTAGTACTGACGAGGTTTACGGTGATATAGTAGACGGCAGTCATACTGAAACAGATTTATTAAAGCCCAGCAATCCTTACAGTGCTACCAAGGCTGCCGCAGATCAATTGATACTAGCATGGGCAAGAACATTCAACGTGCCTTATGTTATTGTACGTCCTACAAACAACTACGGTGTAAATCAATACACTGAAAAGTTTATACCAAAAAGTATAAAAAGTCTACAACTGGGTAGAACTATCCCACTACACGATGCTGGTACACCAAGACGTACTTGGTTACATGTTAGCGATACTGCTGAAGCAGTAACCACTTTAATTGAAAGTGGTGTACAAAACGAAATCTTTAATATTGCTGGCAACTATGAAGAACAGAACATTGTAGTAGCACGTAAGATTATTAATATGTTCTATAAAGGCAAAGAACACGATACTGATCGACATTTAGACCTGTCAGTTACCAGACAAGGACAGGATGTGCGTTATAGTATTGATGATGAAAAGTTGCGTAGACTAGGTTGGGAAGCAGAGGCTGTGTTTGAAATTGAACTGGCTAAGATTGTGCGTCACTACCAGAAGAAGTTTGTATGGTAGAACCTTTAAGGTTACCTTGATCATCAACTTCTATCCAAGTAAAATCACCTAACCATTTAACCCTAGCAAGATACTCGTAGTTATCCGGTACTCCAATGCTCCACTGGTCCTTATCCATTACTTCTAGTATGGTTCGTTCTTTGATGTTGTCCCAAACTAAATTATAAATCTGTCCAGGATATGGTTGAAATTCATAGTGTGCGGCATGCACTGCATCTGTAACATATAGTCTACGCTTTATTTCTTCTGCTTGTCCTTGCAGTACAGCAACAAGATCCATTATGCGTTTATACTCTTGCTCTGCATGCATGCGAGCAACGTTCAGCATCAAATCCTTTTGTTCTTCTACTTTAACTAGTTCAAACTTAGGACTGCCTGCTTCTGTAGGATAAGGCATTACACTTTTGTTTAGGAAAGTAACCAAACTACCACCTAATTCACTGTCGTAGCTGTACCTTCCTTTTGCCTCATTGGAGTTTTTCTTTTTGGTCATCTACTACTTTTCTATTAGGTCTCTTTTATCCTTAATGTCTTTATATTCTTCTGCTTCTGGAAGTGGGTCTTTTGCTTTGTCAATGTTAGGCCACTTTTCACTGAGTTCTGTGTTTATTTTTAACCAGTAATCAAGTTCTGCACCATCTAGCTCGTTATCGGCAACAATCGCATCCACGGGACATTCTGGAACACACACTGCACAGTCAATGCACTCGTCTGGATTGATCACTAAAAAGTTTGGACCTTCATAAAAACAATCCACTGGGCAGACGTTTACACAATCTGTATATTTGCATTTTACGCAGGCTTCTGTTACTAAAAATGTCATGCTGTTATCCTCTTAAAATAATCTATTATTCTATGTGCATCGTGTTCCCTCATTCCTTTAAGGGGTCTTGCTTTAAACTTTACTACATTTGCTTCTGACCAATCAAGTGTTTCTAGTTGTTCTATATGTTGAAATATTGGCATTTGATCTTTGATATAATGATAGTTATCCGGATCATAAACGCTCTTGTAAATTCCTAGCAGTTCATATTCACTTAACCATTTAGTGTCGTTGAACGGCGCAACACCTTCGATTGCTGTTTTCCAATCACTACCTAGTTTCTGTTTAAGTCCGACCCAGTCCTGTTTGAGATAAGGCATAAACTCTGTTACATAACTTTCATTACTAACACGGCCTGCACCAATTAACTGCTTAACCGCTTGTTCATATATCGCATGGTGGTCGTTCCACACATCCTCTGTTCTAAAAACAGGATGCCCGTCTTGTATAAACTCCCATGGCTGTAAGTAAAATACATCTGCATCCTGTATTACAATGTCTGAGTCTAAACTATCTAGTAGACTAAACTTAATCCCTTGTTGCTTGTACCAGTTATCATCCCAACCTACTAGATTAAACTCGCTGTCTTTTTTGAAAACCAATTTGCTCTGATCGATATGAGGGAACTGTGCGAACTTTTCTAAAATATCAGTACTGCTCAACGGACTAACAATAACAGTTTGGTCTATAGTTGGAGACAAAAACTCATCAAAACTTAGTGCGCAACAGGCATCGTTTAAACGCCCAGGGCCAATCATCATTATGCGTGTTATCATTTAAAAATATTACTGTAAACTTTTAGTTTTTCAATCTTTTCGTCTTTGGCTCGATTTATATCTTCTTCTTTAACTAGCCCGGCTTCTATCATTAGCCCAATCATGCATACCAAATCGCCAACTTCCATACTTAAATTTTCACGTTGTGTAGCGCCGGACTTGTGACTATTGTCTATACCAAAACGCACACACTTGCTGATTGCTTGTATAACTTCAGCACATTCTTCTTGGGTTATCCCTAAGATTTCTCGTTCTTTTTCAGTCATAACACTATTATAAGCGATTGCTTATACTATGTCAACTAGATAGGTGAGTTTGTCTGGTAATGCATCTGTGCAACTTTTGCACAAGCTCTTGTCTGAGAAACAAGTTTTAGTATTTTCTCTTAGTAAATTGACCATGCCTGGGCCAGTGAACAAATCAAAATAACTGTCTCTGTTCAGATTGCCAATCACATGCTTCAAATCATAATCCATACAGCATATTACTACATCACCGTTTGGTTGCAACACCCATTGGTCGTAGTTGATTGTTTTACTACAGCGTACAGGTTTTTCGTGTCGCTCGATGTATTTGATTTCTTGATCTGTCTCTACTTGTTGTTTGTTTAAACTGCCTGCACGATCGTGTCCGAACCAATTGTACAACTGTACACCCAGATGTTGTAGATCCTGGTGTATTTTACCGTGGTCACTCATGGTCATTGCTTCTAGCTTGATGCCTGCAGTTTGCACACCTCTGGTCATGATGTTGTAAACATCTTCCCATTCTTTGGTGTACTTCCAGCCTTTCATGTTACCATACTCATCTGGAAAGTGTATGCTAAATGTATCTACCAACGGTTTGTGTGTGGTTAGCAGACCCAATACTTCATTGGCAGTATCTACTGTCCAGTTATACAGTGTGGTGTATATAGCAACACGATGATTGGACTCTAGTGCATAACGTAACATGTTGGTTGCTTCTGGGTTGACCCAGGCTTCAGCCATTCCGCTAAAGTCTATACGTGTGTCAGGAGGTACTTTACTGACTGCTGTCTTGAATGTATCCAAGCTCATGTATTTGGTATCTTCGCCGTACTTGAGTCTTAGATTTTCTTGGGGACAGAAATTACACATAAGTGGACAACCAATCATGGTTGTAATTTCCAGGGTGGGCATTGTTTTCATAATTTAATTGAATTTAAAACTAAACTTGCCTTTTGGCGGTCCAACATAATAGTTTTTGCCGCTGTCTAGCATTATGGTTCCTTTGAAATTAGGAGGATAAACTGCATCGTATGATGTTACAGCAACATCCTCTCCCTTTGTTCCTACCTTTGTGTACAGTTGCACAATACTTGCTGTGTTTAGGAGTGCCAATGCACCTTTTGTGAACTCAGGATTACTATTTACAGCCTCCGCAACAGCACGAGCTAATCCTGCTAAAATAGCCCAACAGGTCATAAACCCTGGTTTGTTTGGATCAAAATTTATTTTACCTATTAGGTTTGATGCTTCTTGACTTAGTCCTTCAAAATCTCTCTTCGCTGATTTCTTGATAGCATTAAATTCTTCTCTTAGCGCAGGAGTACTTACACCTAATAGTTCTCCTAGTGCAAATGGGCCTTCAAGTTGACTATTTTGTGCAACAGTATCAACAATTTTAATAGCGTATTTTGCAGAATTTAGTAATTGTGTATTATTCTTTTTTCTAGCTCTGTCCGCACTATCTGCTAAGTTCTTAACACTAGCACTTGCACCTTTACCACCTTTAGAACTAATACCAATCTCTACACCGTTTGGTGCTTGGAATACACTGTCTACTAGATTGTAGTTTTTACTCTGAGGCCATTTAACGGCCATCTCGCTCCAGTCTGCTCCGTCTGCTAGTGCATGTTTGGCTTGTTCAGCCTGTCCTGTAATTTGTCCGCTCATCATAGCAATCGGACCCATGATCTCACCAAAGTAATCTCGTATTCCTGCCGCTTGATCAGCTAATCCTGGAAACACAGCTTTTTGCCCGCCTGCTGTTTGTTTAAGTGCATCTACTAACACTTCATTGTTCTGTGATTTATTAGCTACCTGATTTATTACTGAATCAGAACTGCTAAATTGTTGTTCTGTACCTATAAGTGTTTGTGGATCAAAGCCAAGTTTTAGTTTCTGTGCGGCTTTGGTTTGTAATGACCAACCTGCAGGTACTTCGTTGTTTTTCCACTTGCCCATCATATTCGGGGCAATTTGCTTAAAGTAGCGACCCCATATTACATTTTCACCATCACTGGTTTGCAACCTAGCTACAGCAAATGCCAAAGAATTGTTTGCTGGAGAGTTCACCCATTGTATTTTTGTTCCGTAGGCTTTTTCTATCTCAGAAATAACATAGTCACGATCTTCTACCGTATTATACTGACCAGGATTTTCTCCTTGTTCCTTAGATACATCATATGAAGGGTATCCACCAACCTCAATAAATTCTGCTTGAACTCCACTAGAGTGGGTAAAAGGATCACCTTGTTTTCTTCCAAACAAGCCGCTAGATTCAAATAAAAATTCGTTTGCTCGCATAATAGTGTATTTAGTGCCGTTCTATGTCTTCTTCAATACAGTCCCTGCCGTACTGTATTTCTACAAGTACGCAAGGATCATTGTATGGATTGCGCAACTGGTGCCACACGCCCGGATTAATTTTATAGTAATCGTGTGTATTAAGCTCAACATTACCTACACAACAACGTCCTTGTGCTATTAACCACAACTCTGTGCGCATATGATGACGCTGTTGACTTAGACTTTGTCCTGGTTCTATTGTAAGTGTTTTTACTTTAACACCAGGTACGCTATATAGCACATCATAATGACCCCAAGGGCGTTTTGTTTTACTTTCTTGCTTTTCCCAAAACGCTGTCCAGTCAGTAAGTAGATCACTGCTACTGTTCATCTTGTACGTGCCGCCTACACCCCACTCGTATATGACGCCGCTGACGCCAGTCTCGGGGATGTTCTGTGCTGTGCGATCACCTCCGTTGGCAACAATGATTTCATCGTCTTTCCATGTTTCCTTAACTGTTCTAATCGCATCTCGTGCGCTGTCATCGTCATCGTTAAACTCAATGACATAGTCCACCATTTGTAAATTCTTTACAATAGTAGCACGTTCGTTCCAATTCATAAATGCACGATCTTTTTTGCGTTCCAACCAAGCATCTGAGTTGATGCCTACTACCAAGTAGTCGCCTAGTTCTTTTGCCGCACGAAAGTAAGCAATATGTCCTGAGTGTAGCGGATCAAATCCACCTGTAACCAATACAACTTTCATCTCTTGTTAAAGTAAAGTCCCTTGTCGATCCATTGTGTTAAGATTTTGTCTTGTCTTATGTATCCAAACTTGTTTAAGCACTCAACAAAAGTCTTATTGATCAAATCCTTGTCAGCAAGATCAAACCAAGTTGTGGTTTTTGGATCCATTGGTTCGTGGTGTGATTTGTAGACTGCTGTGTGTATCCATGGGTCATCTGCTTCTTTTTTCATGTAAGCATCACAGCAATCAAATCCATTTACAGCTAACATGTAAACTAAGTGTATAAGATTATGATTGTAGTACAACTGACTATTACTGTAGACAATTTCTTCATGTCCGTACTGTGTGTATGTTGACTGTGGAAATATCATCATCAGCATACCATTTTCTACCAATTGTTGGTTCCAGGCACGCAAGGTGCGCATAGGATTGGTCATGTACTGAAATGTGTTATGGCTCCAAATAAAATCAACCTTTACACTCAGGGGTGGGTCATTGGAATCTAAATCAATGTTTGCTGGATGTACATTTGCATATTCACGTATTTCAGCATCCAGCAACTTGTCGACTGCATAATCGCATGCATAAACCTTAAAGTTACGTGGCACAGGTGGGTCATCACGTGTCATCACGTTTGCCCACCACTGCACATCTCTGCCTGTACCACAGCCAAAATCTGCTATGGTAGTTAGGCTGTCCAGAAAACTATCGTACTCGTATAACTGCTCTAGTGTTTGTAAACTGTGTTCGTGTGACTCGTATTCATTTTTAAATGTTATCATAATTGTACATCTTCCATTCCTGCTGTACGCAATCTAACCACATGACCTATCATGAAGTTTTTGCTTTCGAGGCCTTTCATCAGCCCCAACCATTTGTTACGCAATAGTGCTACTTCGTTAATGAATGTTTCAAAGTGTATAACATCATCTTCACCATCCACATACTTTTCTGCATCACGACTACTTAGTGCTCGCTGGTATCCCTCAAGATACTTTTGAAAGTATTTCCTACGTATCTTACGCAGTTCGATATTTAGAAAGTTCAGCACTGCTTCAATCTCTTGCAACTGATTAAATCGGTGTTCTGTTATGCCTGGCAAATTTGCCGCGGCACGTTCAAGGCTACCATTGATATAGGTTTCCTTCCTGGCCTCATCCAGTTCTTTCTCATAGTGGCGGATAAAGTCTGGTATCTTGCTAAGATCTGCTACAACTTTGTTATACCACATCAGTTTTCGTAATCGTCGTAGTCGTCTTCGTCGTCTTCTAATAGATACTCATCAACAGCTCGTTTTGTGTATCCATCTATAGAACCAAACTGTCTTAGATCATCCTCAGCAAGTGTTTCGCTCAAATTGCTTACAACATGATCTGCGGCGGCTTGTCGCTCTTTCACTGGTACATACTCTTTAAGTAAAGTGTACGTATCTATTAATATATCAACATCAATTGTCATACTTCGATTTCCTTTAGACTTTTTACTGTGGTAAGATACTGTTCATACAATATTTGTGATTCTGCTGGTCGAGGATAACCCAGCAAAATTAACTCTCTGTGAAAGTTTATAAATCTTCGCCATCGTTCCTTCACTGTTAAATCTGGATTTTCTTTTGATACCCAATGCAGGTTACCGTAGTTGTCATTTACTTCTATTCCTAATTCATGAGCCATATTGTACAAAGGTGTATTTTTTAATATAGTTAGTGGGTATGCTTCATTTAAGTCAATTATTGTCCCGTTTAACAAGTACTTTTGGTAACGCCTAACTAGATCCAATGTTTCCTGATAATCGTCTAATGTTTCTGTTGGGTAACCTACCATCATCATAAGTGTATTTCTGAGTCCATATTTATTACTCATTTCCATATGATAATCAAGATCAGCAGTTGTAAACTTTTTTTGCATGTGATATCTAACTTTGTCACTTGCTGTCTCAACACCTATTTGTACATTAGAATACCCAGTTTTTTTCATTAATTCAAAAATGTACTCAGTATGTTGTTTTGGACTACGTACTATAAATTGACTGGTATAACTTATTTTTTCGAATACTGAGTCAATCTGCTGTAGTTGTACTACTTTTTCCATAAAGTTTACAAAAGTTTTAAGAGAACCATTGATAAGACTATCAGTAAAAAAGAAATTTAGTTCACCAGTTTCATAATAATGTTTCTTAATTTCATCAACTATATGATTGGCACTTCTAAATCTAAATTTTTTCCAAATATTTCCAACATCACAAAAGGTACAACGACGTACACATCCTCGGCTGCCGGTGATAGCAATTCCACCAGATCCGCTGTATGATTGGTAATTTTTCACTGGAAGTTTCTTATAAGATGGCAACGGTATAGAATCTAAATCATCTATTTGCGGAGCCCAGGTTTCAAATTTACTGTGTTTATTGTTTACTCCAGCAACTTGTTTTCCATTGAGTAGATCTACTAATGCCAAATCTCCTTCGCCTAATATATAATAGTCCACTAAGTCTTGGTCGCACAGAAATTTTGCAAAGGATTTTTTATCTGAATGCTCTACGCTTACACCTGACCCACCAATTAAGATTTTTGCAGATATTGATTTTTCTTTAATTTTTTCCAGCAATCGCTGACACCAGTAGTTTTGCCAGTAAGTTAAAACTGTTAGAATAATTATATCAGCGTCATGACACTTAATCTTATCAACAAAACTGTTCAACACAGAATCTATTAGTTGCTCCAATTTGGTGTTTAGTTGTTGAAATTGACTTGTGTAGTGATATAATCTTGTCCAGTCAACCTCGCCTAGTTCATTGAGAATGTACACATTTAAATCATAAGGAGTATATTCGATGTTGCACACATCACATACCCCAGCAAGAAATCCTAACCCAGGTGGTGGTCTATTGGGCTCAACCTGTGCAGACGATATTAAAACAGCTTTGTTAAATTTTAACATTTCCTAGTTCTTTTTCGATATGATCTAAGATTTCCAATAGTTTATTGTTTTTCTCGTATGAATGTACTGATGTAATAACACTGTAATCATTGTACTTATTTTCTTCGTTCAATTTACACGTCACTGCCCATGGTACTATTGGAGTTATGAACTCAAAAGACCATTTACCATTTATTCCCCATGTAAGAGAAATTTGATCTGGACAATGCTCATATCTCCCGCTATATTTGAACATGTCTGGTAATTGAATATCGTCGATGTACATACAATCGAGAGTGACCAATTGATCAGCTATTATTTGATCATTCTCAACTTTTGTGTTCTCAAAAGTCTTGCCGTACAACTCAATCTCCAACAGATGTTCGCCATCTAATAGATCTATAGGAAGAGTTACTTCGGCCGTTGGGCCTAAAAATTCATAGTCCTGATACAAGTCATCGTCAATAAAGAACTGTAATTTTGGCCACCCATTGCACTCTGTTGCACTGAATTCAAACTTAAGATGATTCACTGTTCTCCTAGTTAATTAGTTCAAAAAGCTCTGGGTAATAATCACTAAATTTTTGATTTCGCAAGCCATCTTGTACGCTAAGGCCTTTAACAAGGTCAACAGGTTGAATTTTGCTTTGTAACATAATTGATATAAATGGTTGTATCATTTTAAGAAAATCTTTATCATCTACTTGTAATAATTTATCTCTAATAGAGTACTTAACAGATTTTGGCAAGTTACAAATTGAAAGGAACTTAGGACTTTCTAGCGGTTGGAATGTAATATCTATATTCAAATCTTTTGCATACTTATATATACTAAAACTGTTGGCTAAGTTTAATGCATTGACTGTACTGTACAAGTTTAAGATATATTTTGAGTTGGATACATATTTACTGATGTTGTTATTAACAGTGTCCCAAGGTATGCCGTATCTTTCGTATTCAAACTGTTTTCCAATGTTATCAATACTAAAACTTAGCTCAACAGTCTTAAACTGGTCCCAATAATCAAAGAGAAAATCAGCAAATACTGTGCCGTTAGTGTTATAATGAAGTACAATGTCTTTACTTAAATTTTGATCTATAAAGTATTGTAACAGTTTTCTATGCGTCTTGTCTAGTAGTGGTTCACCACCTGCAAATGTAATGTAGCGCACATCTTTACTTACAGCAATTATATCTGACCAAAAGTTACTGGATTCGTTTTCTAACCATTTAAACTCGACATTAACAACACTATCATACTTTGCCCATGTACTGCTACACCTTGAACTACAAATTCTACATGCTAGGTTGCATTTATTACCTAACTTGATATCTAAGTTTACAATTTTACTTGTGGCAGTGTCATTATAGTCTATATCAAACTTGTGTTCTCTAAACACATAGTTATCAGTTAGTCTTTTGCTCGTACCACCTGCTGATTCCACTTGCCAACATTTGTAACATGCACTAGGCTTTTTACCGTTAAGAAAGTCCTGTTTTAACTTTTGCTGTTCAGTACTTTCAAAGTATTCTACAATACTGTCTGACGTTGTGCCTTGATCTCTATCCCACAAACAACAACGATGCAGTTTACTATCTACATCAACTTCCAAACTTAACCAAGGTGTCATGCATATTGTGTCTGGTATTGCATAGTTTGTAGGATTCTGTATTTCCTTATTGCCACTGTTGACTATTTGAACAAAAAATTTATCCACATCTAAGTGACTTAGAATCTGTTCAACATACTCAACCATGTGTGTTTTTTGCAGACAATCAGCAACATCGTCAATGAATACTATACGCTCATTATCCGCAAACACTTCACGATTCACAGCCTTTAATTCTTGGTAAATTTGATTTATAGGCTGTTGTAATATATCGCTATACTTCTTCTGTAATAGTAACTTCATCTACGGCTTCTGGTGTATCCAATACTGGGAATGTTCCTTCGGCTTTGTTTACCCAATCGTTCATAATGATGTCTAAACATCCGCCTTCATTGCGTTCCCATTCCTTACGGAATTGTTTAATTTCGTCGCCCGTTGACGTTGTGTATTTAAGTCTATTACCTTCTTTTACCAGCAAGTCTTTCTTTTCGCACAAGTCAACTAGACCACTGTAAGGATTCATACCTGTTTCATATGGAATCTTAACCTGTACACTTTCAAACGGTTTTGCGTAACGAGTCTTCATTACTTTACACCCTGCTCTAATACCTTTTACTTCACTTATCTTGTTGCCTGCTTCATCTTCTTTTAGTTTCATCTTCTTCATTGCAACAACGATACTGCTTGCATAGATAAAACCTTGACCACCCGATATCTTATCATCAGGATCAAACATGTCTTGGCTTGCATATGTATGGTTAGTTGCCACAAGTCCTACATTAAGCGAGCCAATCATGTTAACTGTGTTACGCACAAGCGAAGTAAGTGCTTTAGGCTTACGTCCCATATCACCTTTCATGTCGCCTTTGTTAAACTGGTCAACATCAGTGGGTGTTAGCAACATACCTAAACTGTCGATCACAAACAACACCTTGGGTCTGTCTTCTTCTGCTAGTGTTTTGTACTCTATCATAAAGTCGCTAACAGTTTTAGCAACATGATCAATCATAGCCATGTTAAGTTTTAACAGTTTCTCTGGACTAGTATCAACCTGTAATGCTTTTAGCCAAGCCTCGTCGAGCGCATTTTCTGAATCAATTAAGATAACAAAAATACCTTGTTCCTGTGCGGCTTTGATGATGTTACCCGAACATATATAACTCTTGCCTGCACCTGATTCTCCCGCAAACACTGTTACTTTACCTAGTGGGATACCTTTGTTAAAGTCACCACTAATTAAATAGTTCAGTGCATAGTTGCCAGTGCTGATCCAGTCTGTTGGATCACTAAAGCCAAAACTAACTCCATCAATGCTTTTGGTTAGTCCCTTACGAAATTTACTTACATCAAATGGTTTTGCCATGTTTATTTTTCCTTATATAGATCTATGAATATTTTACTACTATCTGCGCCACGTCTGGCGTCCATCTTTGCTAACTGATCAAATGTTCCTGTTAAATTCTTTTCAAACGGTTGTTCAATATAACGCAACAAATTATGATACCCATTTTCAAGCAAATGTCCTGGATTGTTATTAATGCGTTTCTGTAACTCTTGTTTTGCTAATTGTAGCATACTTTCCGGTAAATTCCTAATATTTAGATACTCTGGAGTAAGCAAAGGGCCAAGTACAAATGCATTTGGATGAAAATTCCAGTCTTTGGTAAACTTGTCGATGAATTCGAAAACACTAAAAGCATTCAACACAAAGTATAGCATGTTAAATGTTAACTTGTGCCCTAGATCTTTGATTAGTCTGAGATTATAACAAAATGTAGCCCAATCCCCGCCATTTCTAATATACTCATACTCCTTGCCCATTGTTTCTGCGCTAATGATCCAGTGTACATTTTTAAACTGACAAGCCAGTTCAAATACCCGAGTATTGGTTCGACTTAAATTGGTATTGATCCGCAAATTAACATCTGGGTTCTTAATAAGTAGAAGTTCTAGTAGTTCTTCGTTTTCCTTCATTAACAACGGTTCGCCGCCTGCTAGATAAACATGTTTTAAATTAACAGCACGTTCGAAAATGTATTCTTTAAACTGTTCACGCTGATCTTTTGATGGCAACTCTGTGATTGTACCTAGTTCATCAGCCCATTTACTACTAAACTGCGGGCCACAATATACACAACTGAAATTACACAAATTGGTCCATCGCACATCTATTTTTTGTAACTCAAAGTTATCCGCACTGTTGTATGTGTTGAGGGGCGTTTGTTTTAGCTCACGTAAGTAAAACACACGATCGCTTATTATATCAAATTTATTCTGTGTGCCTTCTAGTTCATAGCAAGGTGTGCAACGTTTGCCTGGTTTGTTATCAAGCATACGTTGGCGAGTTTGTGTATTTTTTTGATTGTTTACTATTTCTTCTATACTGTTGTTTTTAATATTGCCAACAGGTTCACTGCTACGTATACAAGTTTTTACGTCACCGTCAAAGTTGTACATTATGCCAGTCCATGGAATAGGACAAAAGTTACGATTGGTTAAGTAATCTTTTGAGTTCAAGTTAAATATTCCCCAATGCTGAGTTCTTCTACTTCCATCTCAGGGTAAGTATCAATGGTCTCTAATACTTTTTTGGCCCAAGCATCTACGTTAACTCCGCCTTGTCCTTGTGTATCTATTTTGCCAGGTTTGATTAAACACAACTTTGGCCAATCTTGCAATCCTCTGAGTTGTCGTACTGCTTCTTCTAGTGTGGTTTTCTGCACATGATAATGTAACATGTCCAATCCTTGTATACAACTGCTAGGTAATGATGTCATTAATGTACTGATACTTATAATCTGTTTGTTGGGTACTCCTTGCCAGGCTTGATGTACAGCAAATAATAGTTCAGTTTGTGCAAATCCAATTTGGGCATTGTTGATAAAAATGTCACATGATTCTATTTCGCCTAGCAACTTGGGTATGTTTCTTATGTTAAATCCGTTACGTCGACTAAGGCCAACAACGTCGTGGCCTTGTTCTTTGTAAATTTTTGCAAATGCTTGGCCAATGCCAGCACTGTGTCCTGTTATTGCTATTCTAGCCATTCAATTGGCTCCTTGTGAAATGTAAAACTTGCTACAATCCTTGG